ATGTACCTGTCCGTTATCGTCACTGTTTCCTCTATCGGTTTGCCGCTGTTAAACCACGAGGAAAGACCGTAGTCCTCCACGGGGTTCCTTGCATATCCTTTGGCAAAGTACACGACGGCCCGCTCCGGGCCAAACCAGTCTCGTCCGGCAAATACGCCGGAGGAAAGACCGGAAATCATTTTCTTTGCATTCTCAACATTCATGCTTATCTCCTAAGGGGTATGAGTAAAACTCATGGTGATGGCAGGATTGCCCCACAACGCACCCTTTCGGATGCGCTGTAAGAAATCCCGTTTGACACGGGTGGGAACACCGCGAGAGCCACGCTCCCACGATGCTCCTCGGGTTGGGGAGAAAACTCCCCGACTAAACCTTCATCGCAGCGACTGCCTCCGCTTGCGTAGCAAACAGGGCCAAGTAAGCCTTGGCTGCACTAAGCTGCTTCCGGCTGAACTCGTACTTGGCGCTGGCCGGTGCCTTGCCCTTGCCTGCAATGTCCCTGACAAGATCATGCAACATCTTCCTGCAAGCCTCGTACTTGCCTGCCCCGCTGTCCAGCACAGGCTTGCCTGCGGATTTCGACTTCTCGGCACCAGCCACCACGGGTACATCGTACTTAGCCGCCACGATGGGCAGCAACGCTGCCCTCACCGTGTCCTTGTTCTTCCTGCCGAAGTCCTTCCGCAAGGCTGCGATTGCAGCAGCGTATGTGGTCTTGGATTCCATTGCCTTGATGGCGTTGCTCTTGATACTCATCTTCATTCTCCTTTGGATGGGGAGCTTCCTCCCCAACATGGGCAATACCAGCAGGGCGTCTTCCCTACTGACACTTATAGTATGGCATTACGGGGTTTGCAGGAAGGTCAGGAAACCCTCCTACGGCGACCCCACCGTACCCCCACAACCCCCTTAGGCCGTTGCAGGCCGTGCCGTACAAAAACACTATTCCCCACCCGCAATCCACATTTCCCACAAAAACAACCCAAACCTAAAAACGACCACACCCCCCGTACAAACCCTAATAGGTCGCCTATTAAAAATTATAAAAAATTTGCATACATTCTTGTCTAACACTAGACAATGCACCACAAAAAGCAGCCCCGGTTAAGGGGCTGAAGAGCAAATGAGCAATTTGCCAAGGAGAAGCAATGGGCAACCGCTTGCACCACCACCGAAAAGAAGTATACAATAAAAGCAGATCACATGTTTGAACACTTGATTAACGGGGAATTCCACCCCGCGATAGAAGAAGCGCCCAAGGGTGCGGTGTCGCCCATTGCCAATCACAGTGTGGCTGACCAGATAGACGCCAAGGTAAAGACTACTGACTGGTTAAAAGAGATCGGCGCTATATCAGATGAGGATGTGGAGTCCGTAGCCGACGCCCATGCAGCACGCGCAGCGTTTGCAGCCCTTGCAACACAAAGCCCAATACAGGATACTAAGTTAGCACTAACTAACGTAAAGACCCCCAAGGCGGTACAGCACTTGGTGGGGATGTTGACCGCCTACGACTGGGCGTTTATAGAACAGGCTAAAGAGATTCGGGGATACACCGTAGCCCAGATACTTGAAGAGACTAAGAACCCCGACACCAAATTCAGGCTCAAGGCGCTGGAGATGTTGGGTAAGGTAACTGAGGTTGCACTATTCACGGAACGAATTGAGGTCAAGAAGACCCAGCTATCGGACACCGAGTTGGAGCAGCGCATCAAGGAAAAGCTCAACAAGTTTATGAATGTGCTAGATGTAGTAGATGTAACTCCCCTGCCTGATGAACCTCCAGACGCTGACATCGCTAAGTAAAGTTGAGCTTGAGGCGCTTCAACGCGCCTTGCCAACAATGTCCTTGCAGGACAAGATGGAGCTATTTGACGACCTTAGCATCCGGGAAGAACGCGCCAGACTGTCCGCTGCCAAACTAAGCCCCCTTGGATTTGCCACGGGCGTGTACCCCGGATTCAAGATTGGCGCACACCACAGGAAGCTGGCTAAGATATTTGAGGATGTCATCGACGGCAACAAGAAGCGCGTCATCATCAACATAGCCCCCCGCCACGGCAAGTCCGAGTTCAGCAGCTACCTGTTCCCTGCTTATTTTTTAGGCAAGTACCCCGAGAAGAAGATAATCATGGGAACGCATACTGCGTCCCTGTCGGAGGACTTTGGTCGGCGGGTGCGTAACTTAATCGACTCGGAGGAGTACCATGAGATATTCCCCAACACGCTTGTCGCTAGCGACCAAAAGGCCGCAGGCAAGTGGAGTACCACAGCCGGGGGGCAGTACTATGCCGCAGGTGTCGGCGGTGCGCTTGCTGGACGCGGCGCTGATCTATTCGTTATTGATGATCCACATTCAGAGCAGGATATCAAAGTAAACAGCCGACTTGCCTTTGATACGGCGTGGTCTTGGTTCCAGACGGGGCCGCTTCAGCGACTCATGCCGGGGGGAGCCATAATAGTAATAATGACGCGCTGGAGCCTGCTCGACCTGACCGGACGCCTGATTGACTACCAGACCAAGAACCCGGACTCCGTGCCGTGGGAGATCGTGGAGCTACCCGCCATCCTGCCATCGGGTAAATCCCTGTGGCCCGAGCAATGGCCGCTTGAGTTGCTGGAGTCCACCAAGGCCAGCTTGGAGCCACGGTATTGGAACGCGCAGTACATGCAGCAGCCGACATCGGACATGTCCGCGGTTGTCTCCCGGAAAGACTGGCGGGTGTGGCCCCATGACGATGCGCCCAAATGTGAGTACATAATACAGTCGTGGGATACGGCGTTTGAGACTAAGACCACAGCCGACTACAGCGCCTGTACGACATGGGGCATATGGTACAACGAGGAGGAGAATAGCTCCCCGCAGCTAATACTATTAGATGCGTTCAAGGACAGGATGGCATTCCCGGAGCTAAAGGCGGTGGCGCACAAGCACTGGAAAGAATGGGAACCAGACAGCATAATAGTGGAAAAGAAGGCCGCAGGCTCCCCCCTGATTCAGGAGCTTAGGGCCATGGGCATACCTGTGCAGGAGTTCACGCCCAGCCGAGGGAACGATAAAATGGTGCGGATGAACGCGGTGGCAGACCTGTTTACCTCTGGCAAGGTATGGGCACCGGACACGCGTTGGGCACGGGAGGTTATTGAGGAAATGGCGGCGTTCCCGGTTGGGGATCACGACGACTATGTGGATACGACAACCCAAGCACTGTTGCGTTACAGGCAGGGTGGATTCATCGCGCTCGACTCCGACGAGAAGGAAGAGCCTAAAATATTCAGACGCGGCAGACAAGCCGCATACTACTAGGACACCCAATGGCAACCAATATTGACAAAGCCCTGTACCAAGCGCCAGAGGGTATAGATGACGCTGCTGCCGATGAGTCGGCTATTGAGATTGAGATTGTTGACCCAGAGGCAATCAAGATTGGCATTGGCGGCATGGAGCTTGAGATTGTTCCGGGGGAGGGTGATGAGGGGGGATTTGACGAGAACCTTGCCGATTCGATGGATGAGTCGGCCATGCAGTCCATGGCGTCTGATCTGGTGTCCGAGATTGACAACGACAAGGCGGGGCGCAAGGATTGGGAGAAAGCATACACGGAAGGGCTGAAGCTGCTGGGGCTTCAGTACGAAGAGCGCACGGAACCGTGGAACGGAGCCTGCGGGGTGTTCCACCCAATGATTACCGAGGCGGTTGTCCGGTTCCAGAGCGAGACCATAACGGAGACATTCCCTGCCCAAGGGCCAGTCCGTACCAAGATCATCGGCAAGGAAACGCCCGAGAAGAAACAATCCGCGCTTCGTGTTGAAGAGGACATGAACTACCAGCTAACGGAGAAGATGGTTGAATTCAGGGCAGAGCATGAGAGGATGTTGTGGAGCCTACCGGCTACAGGTTCAGCGTTCAAGAAGGTGTACTACGACCCCAGTCTGGGGCGGCAGGTGTCTGTCTTCATACCCGCAGAGGACATCATCCTGCCGTATGGGGCGTCTGATATCCAGTCGTGCTACCGCGTTACCCATGTGATGCACAAGACCAAGAACGAGATACTCAAGCTGCAAGCGGCGGGGTTTTATCGGGAATGTGATTTGGGTGATCCGACCAAGGACACGACGGACATTGAGAAGGCTAAGAACAAAGAGACAGGCTTCAGCGATATCAACGACGACAGGTTCACGCTGTACGAAGCGCATGTTGACCTCGACCTAAAGGGGTTTGAGGATACCGACAAAGAAGGGGAAGAAACGGGCATCATGCTCCCCTATGTGGTCACCCTGATTAAGGGAACCAATGAGGTTTTGGCAATTCGCCGCAACTGGGAAGAAGATGACGACCTTAGACTCAAGCGACAGCACTTTGTTCACTACCAATACATTCCGGGATTCGGAGCGTACGGGTTCGGGCTGTTCCACCTTATTGGGGGGTTCGCAAAGTCGGCTACCAGTATTATGCGACAGCTTGTGGACGCAGGCACACTTTCCAACCTCCCCGGTGGACTCAAGACTCGAGGGCTTCGCATTAAGGGTGATGACACGCCGATTGCCCCCGGAGAGTGGCGGGACGTAGACATTGGCTCTGGGGTGATGCGGGACAACATCCTGCCCCTCCCGTACAAGGAACCAAGTCAGGTACTGATGGCCCTGCTGGGCAACATCGTGGAAGAGGGCAGGCGCTTTGCTGCCACGGCTGATCTAAAGGTCAGCGACATGTCCGGGCAAGCCCCGGTGGGTACGACCCTCGCGCTGCTGGAGCGCCAGCTAAAGGTGATGACGGCGGTTCAGGCTCGGGTGCACTTTGCGTTCAAGCAAGAGTTGAAACTGCTGGCGCGGATCATCGCGGACTACACAGACCCGGATTACACCTACGAGCCAGATGTAGGCTCCTCCAAGGCGAAGCGTTCGGACTACGACGATGTGGACATTATTCCCGTCAGCGACCCCAACGCAGCTACCATGAGCCAGCGGGTTGTCCAGTACCAAGCCGTCATTCAGATGGCGCAGATGGCCCCGGATATCTACGACTTGCCCCAGTTGCACCGCAACATGCTGGAGGTGCTGGGTATTAAGAATGCAGACAAGCTCGTGCCGCTGGAGGAAGACCAGAAGCCGAAAGACCCCGTTACCGAGAATCAGGCTGCGCTCAAGGGCAAGCCGATGAAAGCGTTCCTGTACCAAGACCATCAGTCGCATATTCAGGTGCACATGATGCTGATGCAAGACCCGCTGATCCAGCAGTTCATTGGACAGAACCCCCGTGCACCAGCAATCAGCGCAGCCTTAACTGCACACATTGCAGAGCATGTCGGCTTCATGATGCGCCAGAAGATAGAGCAGCAGTTGGGTATGCCGCTGCCGCCCGAAGACGAGCCGTTGCCACCACAGATTGAGATCGCCCTGTCAGGAATGATGGCTCAAGCAGCGCAGCAGGTACTGATGCAGGATCAGGCCAAGGCGGCACAGCAGCAGGCCCAGCAGCAAGCGCAAGACCCTGTGGTTCAGATGCAGATGCAAGAGTTGCAGATTCGGGCCAAAGAGGTTGAGATTAAAGAGAAGACCATGATGGCTAACGCCGCCGCTGCATCCGACAAGCAGCAGTTGGAAGAGCAGAAAGTCAGCGGTCAGCTTCAGATCGACGCCATGCGCGTGGGGGCGCAGATCAAAGATAGTCAGGCCAAACAACAATTTGAACAAGAACGTGCTGGCGTCCAGATGGGCGCTGACATCGCAAAGAACAAAGCGCAATCCGCTTTGCAAGCAGCCCAGATCGCATCCAACTCACGAAAGGAAACACCAACTAAATGATCCAAGACTTCGCACGCGTATTGCGCGAAAAAATACGAACCGACATGAACAACTACGCCGATGACTTGGCGGGGGGTTCTTGCCGCAATTTCGATGAGTACCAAAAACTTTGCGGGACGATTCAGGGTCTAGCCATCGCAGAGCGTTATCTAATTGACCTTGCACAGAAAGCTGAACACGACGATGAGTAATCTTATCTTGCCCCCCGGCATTAGCTTGCCGCGAACAATCCAGCCACGGGAAGAACCCGATCTGGATATGCCTGAAGAAGAGAAAGCGACCCAGTTACCTGACCCTACGGGGTGGAAACTGCTATGTGTTGTACCTGATGTAGCTGATACCTTTGAGGATTCGTCCATCATTAAGGCCGGAGCCTACATGCGACAGGAAGAACACGCAACTACCGTGCTGTTTGTGGTGAAAGTTGGCCCCGATGCGTACAAAGATCAGGCTAAGTTCCCCGGTGGAGCATGGTGTAAGGCTGGAGATTTCGTCTTGGTGCGTACTTATTCAGGTACGCGCTTCAAAATCTACGGCAAAGAGTTCCGTCTTCTGAATGATGACCAGATAGACGCTGTTGTGCAAGACCCTCGTGGGCTAACCCGCGCTTGAAGGAGTAAAAATGGCTGAGAATTACGAGTTTCCCGACGAAATTGAGGAGAAATCCAAGGCTGCGCTTGAAAAGGAGCAGGAAGTTGAGATTGAGATCGTAGATGACACGCCAGCGCGTGATCGTGGGCGCGTAGCTCTGGATAAGGCGGTTGAAGACCCCTCTGATGCGGAACTGGACTCATATTCCGACAAGGTTAAGGGTCGAATCAAGGAACTTACCCATGCAAGACACGATGAACGCAGGGCAAAAGAGTCCGTAGTTCGGGAAAAGCAGGAACTAGAGAATCTTGCACAGCAGTTGCTTGACGAAAACAAGAAACTGAAGCAATATGCCAACACAGGTGCCCAGCAGTACGCAGAAAAGGTACAGGAATCCGCTGGTAACGAGTTGGAAACGGCAAGGCGCAACTACAAGGCGGCACAGGAAGCCTTCGACACTGATGCTATAATTGCTGCACAGGAAGCATTGACGGATGCGAAATTAAAGTTGATCTCGGCGCAGAATTTTCGCCCAGCCCCTTTACAAACGCCTTCGGATGATGTACAAATACGGAAATCCCAACCTGTAGCGGTTGAACCTGATGATAAAACACTGCGCTGGCAGGCAAAAAACCAGTGGTTCGGCGCTCCGGGTAACGAGGAACTAACCAGCTTTTCACTAGGGCTGCATCAAAAACTAGTGAACTCGGGCATTGATCCCCGTTCAGACGAATACTTTGAACGAATTGACTCCCGCATGAAGTCTACGTTCCCTGAAGTTTTCGGTGGAGCTACCAAAAGGCCATCATCTGTTGTTGCCTCTGCGACACGTTCGACAGGGCCAAAGAAGGTTCAGCTTACAGCCACGCAGGTTGCGTTGGCGAAGAAGTTTGGACTGACCCCACAACAATATGCTGTTCAAGTAGCTAAACTGGAGAATTCTAATGGCTGAGACTCGCATCCCCCGTGACCTAGTATCACGCGATAAATCCGCTAGGATGGTCTATGTACCCCCTAACGCGCTGCCCGATCCGACCCCAGAGCCGGGTTATTCTTATCGTTGGATTGGAACACATGTCCAAGGTCAGGCTAACCCCACGAACGTATCTCGACAGATGCGTGAAGGCTGGGAGCCAGTGAAGGCGAAAGACCATCCGGAGTTGATGATTGAAGGTAGTGCCGCTACCGGGAACGTAGAAATTGGTGGACTCATGCTTTGCAAGATGCCTACTGAACTCGCACAGTCCCGTCAAACGTACTACGACAAGCAGTCTTCCAATCAGATGGAGTCCGTGGACAATAGCTTCATGCGAAATAACGACCCTCGTATGCCGCTGTTTGCAGACCGCAAGTCTACAACCAGCCGTGGACAGGGATTTGGTTCAGGTTCTAAATAATAGGAGTCCTTAAATGGCTTATCCCACTGTCTCAGGCTATTACGGCCTAAAACCAGTCAATGAATATGGCGGTCTACCATACGCGGGTTCAACGCGCATGTACCCCATTGCAACTGGCTATTCAACTAATTTGTTCTACGGCGACGTAGTTTCAATTACAACCAACGGTACGCTTATCACTTCAGCGTACACTCCAGCTACTAACCCCACTACCGTTATTGCCGGGACGATTGGTATTTTCCTTGGATGTCAGTACACAAACTCAATGAGTCAAACCATTCAGAGTCAATACTGGCCTGCAAGCACTGTATCAAATAACGCGATTGCATATATTTGCGATGATCCTCGTACTGTGTTCAAAGCGGTTATGGGTGTACAACCTATTACAACTTTTAGCAACACATCTACGGTTATTGGATATATTAATCCGGCGTTTGTTGGTGCTAACTTGTACTATTTGACTGGTAATACTGGATCAACTACTACGGGTAACTCTGCTCTTTGCTTGACTGGCAAAATCTTGGGCGGTGCTGGAACTTCCGGCAACCTTATCGAGACTGCTGCTGCACCATTCCGTTGTGTGGGTGCTGTTCTTGAATCTGCTGTTACTATTACTGCAACAGCGTCTACTTCAGGTTCAAGCACTACGTTGACACTAGCTGCGGCAGACACTACGATTCAGCCCGGAATGCAGCTTATTGCTGTAGGCACGGGTTGTGCACAAGGTAACTACATTACTGTTACAAGTGCCAACAGCACTACCGTAACACTCAGTAGTGCTGTTACTGTTGCTTCGCAGACGGTTTCCTTTATAGGGTTCCCTGAAGCGCTGGTCACATGGAACGGAAATTTCCATTCCATGAATAACACAACCGGTATCTAAGGAGTAACTTACCATGGCTATTTCACGCGCACAACTACTTAAAGAACTTCTTCCCGGCCTGAACGCCTTGTTTGGTCTGGAGTATGCACGCTACGGCGAAGAGCATAAAGAAATCTACGAAATCGAGAAATCGGAACGTAG